GTTGCCGGATCTGCCCTGTTAATGGTTGCCGGTGCTGGAATCGTTGCGGCTGCCCCATTCCTGCTATTGGGCGCTGCTATTGCCTTGGTGATTGATGATTTTCAAGCCTACAGAAATGGTCAGGATTCGCTGATAGGCGAGGCTATGACTAAATGGCCTATTTTGGGTCAGGTGGTGAGGTCATCAGCAGAAATTATTGATATGGCAATCAATAAAGATGGAATTATAAAAAGCTATGATGCCATGCGAGATAGCTTAAGCGATATGGTCGATCAAGCTAAAATTGATTTTCCAACATTAGCCAAAGTCGCTAATGGTGCAATGGATGGCATGACATGGGGAATTAAAGAGTATCTAAAATGGGCGCAGATGGTTATGGACTTTTTAGAATCCATACCTATTTCAATTATTGATGGTATCGGCCATTATATGGCGAGAATAACAGGTGGAAACTATGACGACACCCACAACCCAGTCAAAGCCGCTAAAGCCTCAGATAGTTTCAAAGAAAAATCTCCCGCCTTAATAAAAGAAATTATGGCGCGTTATGGGGTAACAGAATACCAAGCCGCTGGCATAGTTGGAAATTTAGGCGCTGAATCTGGATTAGTACCAGGATTACAGGAAAAAAACCCTAAAAGCGGACGTGGGGGCCTTGGTTGGGCGCAATGGACAGGATCACGCCGTGATGATTTTGAAGAGTACGCGCTTAAACATGGACTAAGAACTGACAGCGATGAAGCCAACAAAGCATTTTTGTTTCATGAGCTAGATAATAAATACCGATCATCTATCGATAAAGTAAAAAGTACGACAAACGCCCATGATGCCATGAGAGCTTTTGAAGCTGATTATGAAAAGGCGGGGGTTAAAAACTTTGAAGGGCGTCAAGCGTTTTCTGATGTTGCTTTAGCTTCTTATGCTTTATCAAATGCCAATAATTCACCTATCAATTCATTAAGCTCAAATGCCTTTGGAAGCGCAGGATCATCTAAATCAATATCAGTACAAACTGGAGAAATTCATATTAACACCCAAGCAACGGACGCAGACGGGATAAGCAAGTCAATATTCGACAAATTACAAGAGCAGATTAGTCATGCTCTCAACCATTGGGACGACGGAGCAGACGGATGAGCGCAATCAGTCAGTTTATTCCTAATCAACAAATAAGCGCTGCGACCATTATTGCGGATGTTGCCAGTGTTGCTGAATTGTCAATGTACGCATTAGCGAGTAACTTTGACGAAGTGCAAATGTTTGATCAGTATTACAACCAGTTATTCACAGACGCTAGAATTATGAAAGCGAATGTCAATATCCAGTCAAAGCTTATGGATCATCCGGTTGAAGATGGCTCGTTAATTTCTGACTTTAGAATCGTATTGCCGGTAGAAATAGAACTCAGCGTGATATGCACAGGCATAGCCTATCGTGACGTTTATAAGCGGATATGTGACTGGTTTTTAGCAGGCTGGACGCTTAATGTGTCTACCAAAGTACAGACCTATAAAAACATGATGATTCAAGCCATGCCGCGTGATGAAACGCCCGACATGTTTGATGTGTGCGTGATAGCGTTAAAGTTGCGGGAAGTGGTCATTATTACCACGCAGTATCAAACCTTAACGGCAGGTGATGTTGCCAGTGCCAACGATCAATCAACTATTTCATCGGGCGTGGTGGCCCCCAAAACACCACCGCCCTCTCTACTGGTACAGTTTAAGAACTGGGTAGGATTATGATATTAATCCCTATTCAGGCTATTCCAAGACAAGAATTTAAAGTCACACTGGATAGTTCAGTATTTGATATTACATTAGTAGCAGTACAAGACATGATGTACGCAACCATCGTAAATAATGGCGTCACTATCGTAAGTGGAGCACGTTGTGTTGCCGGTTATCCCATTTTGACCAGTAAATCGATGCTTGGCCAAGCAGGTAATTTTGGCTTCTCAACGCCCAATAATGAAAATCCATGGTGGCCAAATTTTGGCATTACTCATCAGTTGTTATATGCGACCGCCTTGGAGTTAGCCAATGGCGCAATTTGATGACCGACTATTCAAGATTGTTTTTAGCTATACCAAAAATGGACAGCCCACACAATTAACGCTGGATGGTGGGTTGGATATTAAGGCGCATGGCATGCAATATGTTAATGCGATTCAGGATGAATGCAGTCTAGTAATTAGTAATTTAAAGCGCGAAACGAGAGATACGTTAGCGACACAATTAACCCAATGGACCTACGACCAGGAACGTAAAAGTGTTCAGGTCTATGCGGGGCGCGTATCAACCGGCGTCTCTTTACTTTACACCGGCGATATTATCCGGTGTGTAGCCTCTCAGCCTCCCAATATTGACCTACACATTAAGAGCAAAACCGCACAATTCTGGAAATACAGTCTATTAAAACAAGCCATGGCGATTGATTCTAATCTGTCACAAATTGCCCAGCAAAGTGCTGATAGCATGGGTCTAACCCTGCAATTTGAAGCAACCGACGCCACTATTATGAATTATTGCTATACCGGATCAGCCATTAAACAAATCGACAAATTAAACGCCATTGGCGGCATCGATGCGTTTGTGGATGGCAACACGCTGGTTGTTAAAAACAAGAATGTTGCTCGATCAGGGACAGTCCCCATTATCAGCGCACAAACTGGCATGATCGGAATCCCTGAAATGACGGAATATGGTGTGAGAATTAGGACGTTGCTTTCAAACGCTTGCAAAATTGGCGGTAAATTCCAACTCATCAGCACGTCTAACCCGCTCTTAAATGACAATTATCTGATTTATCAAATGGGGTTTGAGATAGCCAGTCGAGATACGCCTTTTTATACGATTCTTGAAGCGGCGCGAAGTATCCATGGCTATATGGGACCGTCCAGCTTGGGATTACCTAACGCATAAAAAGACTTAATTACCCTGATTTATTGCAATAAATCATGACGCATTGCAATAGGACATGCTTAATATTCCCTAACCCATGACAAATTCAAACATACCCAGCAAGAACCCGGCAGATGAAAGTACGCTTACGGGCATGCTTAATACAGTTTTGCGTAAAAATGCCATGTCAACAGATGGGCAGTTACCAGCAATCGTTATCAGTTATGACCGTGTTAAGAATGTTGCTTGCGTAAGGCCTTTGATTGACATAGTAGGCACCGGCGGACAAACCATTCAGCGCGCACAAATAGCCGCTATTCCGGTTTTAGCCTTGGGTGGAGGCGGCTTCTGTGTAACGTTTCCATTGGTGGCCGGTGACACGGGATGGATACAAGCCAGTGATAGGGATATTTCTCTATTCATGCAATCGCTTAAAGAATCCAAGCCCAACACACTCAGGATTAAAGATTTTGCAGATGCACGTTTTATACCGGACTCATTCAGAAAATACACGTATGACAATAGCCATGATTCAGCAGCAATGGTCATTCAGTCATGGGATGGCTCAGTAAAAATAACCCTGCAACCGGGCTCAGTGAATATTAAAGCCGCAGCGATAAATATAACGGGGGCTGTGAATATCAACGGAAATATAACAACGACGGGCACAATCACCAACAACGGTCATGCTGTTGACTCTACGCACAAACATAACGATCCACAAGGCGGCACAACAGGAACACCACTATGACGCAATCCATAGCATTGATTAATAATGATATTGGCCTGGATCAATTCGGAAATCTTGGATTTGTAGCGGGTATTAATGCAGTGATGCAGAATTGCCAGACGGCTATGCTCGCGCAAATGGGAGAAATGATGTATGCCATGAGCAGCGGAATGCCAACCCTGCAAACTGCTTGGAATAATTATAATCCCAGGCAATTTGAATCGGCAGCGAGAGCCGTATTAATGGCTGTATATGGTGTTACGTCAGTACAGTCATTTAGTGCTCAACTATCCAACAATGTGCTGACTTATGGCGCAACCATCCAAACCATTTACGGAGTAACTCAAATCAATGGCTAATACTTACGTAAATTCAACAGGCGTTATTTTAACTGATACCTCTGATATTCTAGCTGCAGTCCAAGCCGAATGGACAGTAGCATTAGGCACTAATTTAATTACTACACCTAGCACCCCGCAAGGCGTCTTAATCGCCCAAGAAACACAAGCCCGCACAAATGTGATGAACAATAACGCGGCATTAGCTAATCAAATTAATCCAAATGTTGCGGGAGGTGTATTTCTAAAGGCTATTTGCGCCTTGTTTAACATTCCAATTCCTGCGGCTACTTATACAACTGTTACGGCTACATTGTCAGGCGTAGCGGGAACGATTATCGCTGCAGGAACCCAAGCAACCACGGGCGCGGGTGATATTTTTCAACTTATATCACCTGTTAAAATTGGAGTTGGTGGTACGGTTTCAGGTAATTTTCAAGCGCTTGTTTCAGGTGCGATTCCTTGTAGTGCGGGATCTCTTTCAAATATCGCAATACAAACAGCCGTCATAGGCTGGGAATCAATTACCAATCCATTGGCGGGGGTTATTGGTATTTCCGCATTATCGGACGCTCAAATCCGCACGTTACGCAATAATACGTTAGGCGCTAACGGGGTTAGTTCGGTGGCTGCACAAATATCAGCGCTGTACTTAGTGCCCGGAGTAACCTCCTTGGCCTATCTTGAAAACAACACAAATGTACCTCAAACCATTAATGGCATTTATCTTGTTGCCAATAGTGTTTGGGCATGCGTTTCAGGCGGGACACCCGCTGCTATTGGTGCGGCATTATTAGCAGGTAAAACAGCGGGGGCAGCGTGGAATGGCGCTCAAGGGGTCACAGTGATAGAGGCGGCCAGTGGGCAATCTTATCAGGTGCTTTATGATGTCCCCACCCCTGTCCCGATTTTGGTAAGAATTACCCTCAGCCAAGGTACAAGCACCGCTAATTTATCGGTATCAGGTCCACAGGCTGTTTTAGATTTCGCAAACGGGCTATTAGCCGGAGAGCCGGGCTTTGTTATTGGCGCTAATGCATCACCTTACGATTTGGCCTCCGCTATAGCTATTGAAAATCCAGGGGTAAAAGTACGGAAAGTTGAGGTCGCACTCGTCTCGACTGGCATCTATCAAACCACTGAAATAGCTATCGCACTTAATCAAATAGCTACTGTTAGCAGCGTCACAGTGGTCATGGTATGAGTCGGAATCAATCAATTAATCTGAGTGTTGATCTTACTAAGGCCTTGTTGTGGCAATATAACAATTCAACTGCATTACAGGCTCTTATTAATCAAAAAAACACCTGGTATCAAACCAACCAGGTGAGCTTTTGGAATAACTGGATCGCTAATGTATTTAATATATCAACAGCCACAACATTTGGTTTGAATGTTTGGGGGATTATTGTTGGGCAAAGCCGTAATATTGCCGTAGGAACATCATCTGGTAAATTTGGCGTAGTGGGTGGCTATAATGCGGGGAGCTTTAATTCAGCTCCATTTAATTTCGGCGGCTGGAATAGTAGTGCTTATACACCTGCAATTCCCTATCAGTTACCCGATGCAATTTATCGAACTTTGATAATCGCGAAGGCGCTGATAAACGTCTCTAAAAATACAATCCCAGCGTTAAATGCAATTATAAAGCTCGTCTTTGCTGGGCGTGGTGGGATTTATTATGTTGATAATCACAACATGACAATCACACTTCAATACAACTTCAATCCGACTCTCATAGAATTTGCAATCATCACACAAATCTTATCAGCTTCTCGACCCGCTGCGGTTTTATTAAATTTTTCTGGCTATACGCGAAGTATGACAGGTGGATTTAATGCGGGGAGTTTTAATTCAATAACTTATAACTACGGCGGGTTTTCATCTTAATGGATATTTATGGCTACTGAAATTTTTAAAAATAACGCTAAAACTGTATTAGGGGCGCCATTATCAAATAGCGCCACATCATTAACGCTTTTTTCAGGGTCTGGCGCACTGTTTCCAGTGCCAGCCGCAGGGCAGTTTTTTAGAATATCTTTACTCGATGCTCTCACCCAATCAGTCGTTGAGATTGTGACATGCACAGCAAGAACAGGCGACGTGTGTACGATTACTCGAGCACAGGAAGGTACTACAGCAGTGTCTTGGTTGACGGGAGATTATGCGGCCAACAATCCGACGGCAGGCGCTATAGCTAATCTGGCTCAACCGATACAGATACAATCTAATCAATTCGTATCGTCCTCAGCCGGAGGCACAGCGGATGCACTAACAGGCACTTTTACACCCGCCATTACCAGTTTAACAAACGGAATGGCGTTAAATGTTCGTGCTGGATCTGCAAACGCCACAACAACCCCCACATTTAGTCCAAACGGATTAACACCGCTAGTCATAGTTAAAGGCGCGGGGGTTCCATTGGCTGTAGGCGATATCGCAGGGGCTGGGCACTGGATAGAATTACAATACGATCAGACGCTCAATGTCTGGGTGCTATTGAATCCAGCAACTGGAGTTTCAACGAGAGCAGCAAACTTTACTAAGAGCGTAATCCCTGCGGGTTCGGCTTATTCAACCGTAGTTTTAACAGCGGCACAAAGCGGATCATTTGTTAAATTAACAAATACGTATGCAACATTGCCCGCCTTAGCGCAGGGCTTAACTTACACTTTCATAGGGCCCGGTATTATTAACGCAGGGTATTCTGCGCAAGTTAATTATCCTGATAATACAATATCAACTGGTATACCTAGTATATCCGTGGGGTATGGATGCTCACTTGAGATTGGGTGCGACGGTGCTAGCTGGTTTGTATACAACATGGCCGGTGATGTGATGTTAACAGCGGGATCTGGTTTAACTCATAGAGCGGTTAGGTCCGATCAGGTGTTAGGTGGAACTGGAACTTCTTATCAAAACATGACAGGTCTAGGCGGTAGGGCATTAGCCACCAATATTTACAACGGCAATACCTATCCTATCGAAGTAACAGTAACGAGTACTGGACCGTTAGGCCCTATAGATACGTACAATACAATCTCCCTTACTGTAGGGTCAGAAACTTTTAATGGTACTACATCAACTAGCAGGGGAGCAGTTCCCTTTGCAACAGTAAGTGCTATAGTACCTGCAGGCGTTTGGTACTCGGTAAACTCAAATTACAATTTATCTCGTTGGTCGGAGTTAAGATAATGCCATACTACTTAAATAACACAACTAATCAATTATATTGGCTGGATTTAGAAGATCATGAGCATGCTCTACCTGATGGTTGTACAGCAATAACTAATGAGCAGGCGCAAGCAATTCATGATGCTAATGATGCTGCTAGAGCTGATGTAGTAGCCACTTACCCACAGCCCACAGCGTTTGCGGAAAGCGTAAAGGACGCTTTGGGAGGTATAGTAGGCATTAGTAACCTGCCGTCTGCAGCGCTCTTTTTTGCAGCGGTACAGACCCAGACCTGGGTGGATACGATGGCGCTTATACAGGATGCTAAAAATAAATCGGTCATTAGCGCTGATCAATATGCTGCAATTAAAGCGGCTGCCACTACGTTTAATATCCCGATAACCTTATAACTATTTTGTTATATAACCCAACCAGACCGCTTAACTGCGGTTTTTTTATGTCTGAAATAAAGGAAAAAAAATGAAAAAGAGTCCGGTTAAATTAATGATGTTTTCAATAATGGTGCTGTTAAGCATCACTTTATTTGCTTGCTCAAGCACTCAACCTATTACATCCGCAATGGGCGTAGAGCTTGAGGCGAGTTGTGATATTTGGGAATAATCCGATGATTACTTCAAAACAGGCCGTCGATTTAGCGGCGGCAATATATGACCCGATTGATGAAAGTAAGTTTGATACAGTAATTAAAATAGCTGGCGTGACAGTCGGGGTTAAAAATCTCGGTGATGTAACGGTCTTTAGTTTCGCTGGGAGTGAAAAGACGTTAGATTTTTTAAGGGACTCGTTCATCATTCCTGAATATCACCCGGGCGTTGGAGTCGTGGCCACTGGTTTTATGGTGGGCATGGATTCGATTTTTGAAAGCCTTTTGTCTTATCTACATGAGGCAAAAAGCATAGCGATTACTGGCCATAGCCTGGGTTGTTCGCATGGGCTAATCTTGGCTGGTCTATGTTTTTATAATGATTTTGCAGTTGCATCATTGGATTTATTCGCACCGCCAAAAACATCCTATTCGTATTTAAAAGGACTCGTTAAAAAGTGCGTTCCAACGATTAGGGCTTATCACAATGGACTTGACCCTGTACCCACAATCCCGCTTGGGCATGATTGGGCGCAGTATGACTTAATCCATCTCCATGAAGAACCGCAACCCCCTTGGCATTTAGATCCAGTTCGGTGGCACATGATTGACCTTTATAAGCGTGGAATCGAGAAATTAAATGACGAAAAATAGAGTCGCATTTTTGCACATGCTTGCAATCAGCGAGGGGACTCAGATAATCGGTAATAATCAGGGATATGATGTCATTGTGGGCAGCACTCCGCAAAAATCACATTTATTTTTGAATTTTGATGATCACCCGCGCGTTTTAGTCAAGTTGTCACCTAAGCTTTCATCAACAGCGGCTGGCAGATATCAGGTACTAGCAAAGTATTATGATGCTTATAAAAAGCAACTTGGATTACCGGATTTTTCCCCCGATTCTCAAGATAAGATTGCTTTGCAGATGATTAGTGAGTGTAACGCACTGCATTTGGTGGATGCTGGGAATTTTCAGGAAGCGGTGAGGGCTTGCTCTAGTCATTGGGCCAGTTTGCCTAATAGCCCTTATGGCCAACATACCAATAAGCTTTCTGTGCTGCAAACTGCTTATGTTGATGCCGGTGGGATAGTGGCTTAAATATCCAAATCGCCTGCATTCATATTGCTATATCGCTGTAATGTGCTCCACGTCGAGTGAAGTGTAATCAACTGGACTTGCTGTATTGATAAGCCAAGCTCGAACAGCCTAGATGTTCCCTCATGCCTTAAATCATGGAAGTGTAAATCAATTATTCCAAGCACTTTGCAAGCATCTGTAAAGTATTTACCTATCGTCTTAGAATTATACGGAAAAATCCTTTTGTCGGTTTTAGGCTGTCTCATAATGATCTTGTAAGCGGATCGAGGCAGCTTAAACCGTTTTTTTATACCTTTCTTGCGTGGGTCTTTTAGATCACGAAGCATGCACGTCCGGTCATCCGCTCTTAAATCATCCCACTCTAACCGGCATATTTCAGACTGTCTACGCGCCGAATAAATTGCAAAATAAATTATATGGAGCATAGGCGTTTGTTTTCCTGAAAAGTACCTTGCTAACTTCCATATTTCTTCTTTCGTGGGCCTTCGTTCCCTCTGGTTAGAGCTGGCAATCAACCCCTCGGCATGTAAAACCGAACGGGCAGTATCAAAAATAGTCATATCAAGTTTTAAATCAATGATACCCGCCACGCCTCGAATACAAATCCCAATCCAAACTAGATCATTGCCCGCTGTTTGCGGCTGGCACTCCTCGTTTCTTAGGCGCACGTGCTTGATTAAATCCTTTGCATCCAGTTTATGCACATCAATAGATGCTATCTCTCGATTCATGAGTGCGCGTAAATCGCTGTTTTTTGTTCGGCCTTCGGGTCGGTACTCCTTTATATAGCGTGCGATTACATCTTTTAATGGTAGATATGTAGTTTTAGAGTAGACAGATGTTTCTTGTAGCTCAACTTCTCGTCTCATCCCCCAATCTTTAGCCAGCTTTGATTTTAGAAAGGCTTTTGATTCTCGGTGTACTACAATACCGTCTTTTTTGATTACAATTTCGCATTGATACTTAACCGTACCGTCTGCTAAAGTGTACTTTCTTATTGATGCCATTAAATCAGTCCGTATGAAAATATGATACGTACCATATACGGACTAATATTAAATTACAATTACTTTTTTTTACTTAGAATTACGTGAACAAGCTAGCTTTTACAAAACATAGGTTATGTGTTGCCCCGATGTTGGATTGGGTCGATTAAAAAAATTATCCTTTTATTAACAGTTAATTGCGTTAATTAAGTCAATTCCATACGGACTATAACCGGAATGGGTTTGTTTTTTAGGTCACTTTTACTCAAAATTTCTTAATTCTTACCTATTGTTTAATTATCTAAACTGGTAAACTAAATTAAAATAAGAGGCAAAAAGCCCTGTAAATAGAACTATAATTTAGGAGTAAGATAATGAGTCTTTCACATGCTTTTAATGCAAAATCATTTACTGAAATATTATTATCGCCGTCAGAATTTTTAAAACTATCTGAAGCGGATCGTGAAAATATTAAGTCAGTGAAGATAATGCCTGTAAAATTAGGTGGCAAAGGGTTTGGCAAGATCAAAGTAACAAGAAAAACTCCTGTGTATGCAATAAATGAGTGATGACAATGTTTTTGATGGTACCAATGGACTACCTTCTCAGCCTGTAAATATATCGGTAATTAATAAGTTTTTAGATAACCAGAATAAAGAGCTTGAGATTAAGGTAAGAGAAATAGAGCAGCAAAAAGTATCTGATCAACACGCATTTGAATATTCTAAAATAGCATTAGAAAAGGAATCGATAGATAGAAATTCTCAAAGAGAGTTTGTTAGAAAATGCAGAAAAGATAATTTTTATTTTATTACAGGTATTGTTTTATTAATTGTTGGCTTGGTCTCTTATTCGCTATATGTTGGCAAAGATCAAATAGCAATGGAAATAATCAAGTCGATAATATTTTTATTGTCAGGCGGGGCTGGTGGTTATGCCATTGGTAGAAAGGATAAGGAAAAAGAAAAGAATGATGAATAAACTTAGGCTGTCATTATCTGGGTCATTAATTTGCATATCAATTGTTGGCATTGTTTTTGGTCATTCAATGCTTTATGATTCAATTTCAGCTCTATTAGGATTTATACTTTCTTACTATACAATAAGACTAAGCCCCATCCTTGGGGCTTAGTCGGACTGATACCTATTTTTTATCCAAAAAATCCTCAAAAAGAGGATCATTGGATAAAAAATCAAAGGTAAATTGATTCATAAAGAACGTTCTAGCGAAGTTAATTTTACTCTCGCTAAGCTTAGGATCTACATCCATAACCTGCATATCTCCCAATAAATTTGTAATTTTTACAGGCACGTCTTTATATAACAAATTTTCAACAGTCATGATCTAACTCCTATTTTTTAGTCAATCTCTCAGTTATTTCGTTCGGTTTCATCACCACATAACCCCGCTCTTGGGTAGCGTATTGAATCCATTTATCGAATGTCATACTAAGTTCATTTTCTGGCATTGGCTTAATCTGAAAGGTTCCATCAGTTAAAGATATGAACCACCGATTAAACGAATAACCCTCAGTTAAAAATTTTAGTGTGATGGATTGCAAGCCATTGGGTAAGTTTAAATCGACGGTAAGACAATTTTCAGGTTTGGGCAGTAATTCGCCTTCAATGGGTAAGCGTGTAATCAGGCTAATCATATTAACAAAGTTATCCGGTGATACTTCTTTGTAACTCATGCCGAATTTCTTTTTGATGGCTGACCATTGTTTTATTATGCAACCCGCTTGCTTATCTTTGGGTAACTCTTCAGCCCTGGCTTTGACCAATGCCTTGATAGTGTCTTGTTGATCGAGGGATAAGCCATGGGGTAGAGCTTGTTTTGTTTTTGGTTCGGGTAACTGACAAGTATTGCTTAATAGTTGCTCAGCCATTGCATTAAAAGCATTGATATAAGCCTCTTTCCACTTGGCCGCTTCCTTGCCTGTGAAACCCATAGCTAAGAAGGTGAAACCGTCTTTTGTCATTTCATACATTGTGTAATTGGCTTTGCCACCGTTGACTTGATCGACCTCATAAGATGCTTCCTCAAAATTGAGGAGGCGAAAATCATTTGAGCACTCAAGGTTTTTAATTGCCTTTATTATATTGTCGTGACGCTTGCCAAAATGCTCGGCAACTTTTAGTGATGTAGTTTTGATAGTGCCGTTAATAACAGCCAAGGAAGGGTTAAATTCTGTTTGAGCGATTGCGTTCATTTTTTAGTCCTAAGTAACAAGTTTTAAACCTGCCACCAAAGACGCCAATCAAGGGTGGCAAGATGAACGAGGTTGGCGTACAGGACTTAGGGCCTGCCAGTCTTGCGACTGCCTCGCGCACCCTGCCATAACGAGGGTAAAGCGATGAGCATAAAAAAACCGCATTAAGCGGCATTTATGATGCCTAAGTTCCGATACGCCAATATCGACCGCCCAATGTGGGGCAGTGGGGATAATATAGACTCACGGAACGGGGATGTCAAATTCTTGACCTCCTCTGCATCTCCCGACTACAGGCCTCTTTCCTGCTTCTATGCGCTGGGCTTTGCCTTATCATCCCGCAAATAGGGCAGGCAGACGTATAATTAATATTGATACCAGGCTTTTTAGAGCGTGATTTTTCTTTTTGCAATGCCAGGACGGAATCTCCGTAATAGGGGTTAACCATCTTAACCCCTCGCCTTACTGTCCAACACCTCGGCCAACTGGTCAATATCAACCATGTACTTACGCCCAACTCGAAACGGCTTAAGTCCATCAAGCTTGTTTTTTTCGGATAGCTTAGTAATATCAGCTAATTCATCACAGCGATAACCCCAGTATTCAGTGATTATCACAGCGGCATCAATAAACTTTTTACCGTGTTGCTTAAAAAGGGCCTCACTGGTTTTCATTGCTTAACTCCTGAAAGCGTTTCTTTTCGTATAGCATAGCTTTTTCTTGATTATAAGAAGCCTTGGCCGTCATTACTATTGTTGACGCATTACCATCATAATCATCACTAACTCCTATTTTGTGCATTTTTTCAGCAAACTTAACGCCCACTTCAAAGCCTCTGTCCCAAGCAAAAGGCATTTTAAATTTATAATGCTCATTTTCTATCTCAGCATCACTCAATGGGTTCCGCTTTTTCTTCAACTCGTTAATCTTCGTATTGAGTGATTCAATTTTTTCAGCGGCTTCTTTCATTAATTTTTTAGTGCCAACAAAATTAATGAACGGTGTTTTGTAATAAAACATTACCCCTTCGTTAAGTTTTTCAATCAGCTTTTCAATATCACTCATCGTCAACCTCTATTATTCCTAATTTTATAAGCACTTTTTCAAGATTGCGCTCTGCCATAAATTCTTTCCCGTATAGCTCATTACATAAAAACATAATTGCTTCAACCTCATCAAACTGACGAAAAGAATCTTTCATGGGCGAACCGTCCAGCGCCTTGTAAACGCCGTAAAAAATCTCTTTTTCTATGTCAGAGAAATTATTGGTGACAATTCTTGATTCAATACTTCGCTTAACTATTGTTTCAATCGCTTTGCTTGACACCTAGAATTTATCAGCAAGTCTTTTTTCAAGCGATTCGATAGCAACTACAGCTTCACCGATGAGTAATTTTGTAGCAGATTGATTGACCTCATACATATCATGCGTGTCAATGTAGATTATGCCTTTGTTTAAACGCTCAATTAAATCATCAATCGCTTTTTTACCATGTTGGATTGTCATTTTACTAACCTCGATGGTGCCCACAAAGCATTATAATGTGCTTGGGCGGCATCTTTTGTTGAATGTATAGCGCCGTTTTCAAATTCTCGACTGTAATTATCAGAGCTAAAAAAACATCTAAAAAAACCTGTGTTGCATACTACAAATACAGCGCTACCCTCGTCGGGTTCCACCATCAACGGCTCAGGTACTTCAATACCGTTGACGGTGATTGTGCGGGGTTTAATTTTCCAGCTTGAATAATCAATGCTGCCTAAAAACCAATGAATATCCCTTTCAAGCCCATCTACGGTTAGCATTTTTACATTGTTTTTTAATGCTTCAATAACCTCTTCTCTAGTCATCACTTAGCCATCACTGGATGATATTTTTTACTTGGTTTCCAACCGTCTTTGCATCGGACGGCTGTGTAATAGTGCCTGAATTCTTTAGTTAGCTTATTTGCTAACAGAGTTGCTTTTTGTAGTGTCATATCTAAATACCTTCTTCTTCCAATACTTCATTATTAAAAACACACCGAATTAACTCTGGCCATTCACCACCTTCTCTAATAACGATGCTTTCAGGACTTTTTAGCCATTGCGTTTGAGATAAAGCCTCTTCAACCGTTAGCGGATAAGGTAGCTCTAAAGGCGAGTTAATTCTTTCTCCCCACCATCGGGTAGATTTTGCCCGTGCATAGCCTTCATGTTCAATGCACACAAATTCAGTACATATTATTTTCATACCCGACCAGTACGACACTTTTAAAGTCGGTGGGCTATCGGGTTTTTTACGGTTCTTATAGTAGCTATAGGTCACGCTTGCCACGGGATAATTGTTAAATCCGGTTTTAGATAAGATGTTGGCAGCACTGACAGTCTCATTAATCGCAGGCTCAGGCGGTGGAAACTCAAAGCCACATTTACAAAGTAGCGTTGCTGTTCCCACGGATGTTCCGCACTCAGGGCATACTTTGAAGGGTGATAATGCTTTACCTTCACCGCGATTGATCACTTTGGGCGCCGACCGTCCCTTAACTAGATCAACTGGACCCATGACGATACTGGTATCGGTAAAATCCAACCAAAGGCAATCACTCTTGGTTGCGTGTATCCGAAAGCCTCGGCCTGCAATCTGGATGTATAAAACAGGCGAGCGGGTATTACGGACTAAAGCGATAAGATCCAGATCAGGAATATCAACCCCCGTTGTCATACAGGCTACATTACAAATGCCGCGTATGCGTCCGGCTTTTAAATCTCGAAGCGCTCTATCGCGTTCGTCTGATGGCGTTTTTGCACTCACTACCGCTATTTTTAAACCATGACTTCTCAACTCTTCAGCCATGTGTTCAGCATGTTCAACGGTCACACAAAAGACTAGCCACTTTTTACGATCTGCACCCAGTTCTACAATCTGTTTGGCTACTTTTTCGGTTAATTCCGCTTTATCTATCTTCTTGGCCAGGTCAGAAATAACAAAATCACCCCCGTTCATTTTTACGTCGTCACCGGTAATCTCGATACCTGTTGAAGCGGTGACTAAAGGTGATGCGTAATTTGGTTCATGATCAAGTAACTCTCTAATCGTTACGCGGGTAGCTATGTCAGTAAAAAGACGTTCATCACCTTCAGTCAACCATACGCCATCACCTCTGAACGGCGTACCCGTCCAGCCAATCACTCTTAGTTGTGGGTTATAGCGAGTACAGGCATTAATCAGCTCTCGATATTGCCCCGTGTCTTTACGATTAACTAAGTGGCACTCATCGATTAAAATTAAATCGATTCGACCTAATGCCCCTGGATTTTTTGCAACACTCCCCACGGTGGCGATAATGACATCTTTATCAAACGCGGTATCTTTACGCCCTAAGCTGGCGCTGATAACACCGATATAGATATCACGGGCTAAAGGCGCTATTTTTTCAAGATTTTGCACCGCGAGTTCTTTAGTCGGTACTAGCATCAATATACGAGCACGATAACCCGGATAATCCAGGACTGCACGTCTGCAAAATTCGGCAATCATGACCGACTTTCCAGAGCACACACACGCGCTAACAATGGGGTTTCCCGATTCGTTTTCTGAAAACCAGTGGTCAAGTTCTTCAAGGGTGCGAGACTGGTAGTCTCTAAGATTGATCATAACGGTATCTCCCCTTCAAAACTATCAACGATCACGCCTTCTGTATCATCAACGATCACGCCGCCCATGCGGGCTCTTAACGCATTAATGTTATAGTCGCCAATGAATATAGGGTGCAGGGCTTTTAATTCTTGGCTAGAATAGAAAGGAACCTGTTCATTGGGTGATGATTTCCCGTTAACAAAAGGCTGATGTGACTCGCCTTTTATCTCGTAAAGTACATCTAAAATAACGCCATCGGCTTCAGAAGCATCCACCACAGCTGCCCAGGGGATTAAAGCAGGAATATAGCGGTGTTCCTCACAGCCTTGGTACTGGCCTTCTACTGGAATATCAGCGTTCCATTTTGCACAGGTCCAACGCGCATGACCTTCTGAATCGGGCGTTAACTCAGCCGTTGAATGTAAGCAGGTTCTGCAATTAATATCCGGTAAAGCTTGAGGGCCTAATAATCCCGTTGTTTCTTCAGTGCGGCCATGACAAAGCGCATGATATTCACAAAATTTGCACTTATACCAGTCTGGACTATCTGAAATACCGGATAACGGTTCTTTGGCCGTCACAACTCGCTTTGCTCTGGCCAATAGAACAGTGACGGTTTCTTTATCGTAAGCAATGCGTTCAGCATAAAGCGAGTCGTCGTTTTTATTAACGGCCATATATAAAGCTCTATCCATCTGCGACCAATGCATATAAACCTGCATTTGTGCGTAATGCTCAGGATGTGCCTCCAGGACGCCTTTAGTGCTTAACTCTATAAAGCTTTTTTCTGTATGGGTTTTAAACTCTAAAACATGCCAGTTCTTAGGCGCTTCGGGTAGTCCAATACAGGCACCGTCCATTGATCCACCAAAATGACCACCCGTTTCTGGATCACTGTGCGTATATTGCTTTCCGGTTCTTGGGTCGATGGCACTGACGGTAATGTTAGCCATTTCTAACCAGCGTATAAAACGCGCTTCTTCTTCCTGCCCTCGATCGAATAGCCTCAACATTCGACCGCTAAATTTATTGCTTGTTATTGCCCAATGAAATGAGTACCAAAGCGCACGCTCACAGTCTTTGCCTATCATTGACGCGCCCAGATGAGGCCGTGGCCGCCCTCCTAGAGCGGCTACAACTGCATGATCAATGGCGGTCAAGATGCTGACCTGTTCAGGTAAGGCGGACATTACTTAGTCATCCAGGCAGGCTTACCTTTATCGGCTGCTGGTTTATTATTAACGTAAGTGTCGGGTCCGCTTTTTGATGAATAATCACCGGCATTATAGGGTTTGACTGGGACTTGTACGAAGGGTCTATCGTCTGTCGTGACTGCCGGTCTTGAAGCAACGGCAGGTTTTGCGCCGGTGGCAGATTTATAGCCTTTAACCTCGTTTGAATCGCCATACTGTTTGTCTTGTCTAACAACAATACGCACAATATAGGGGACGTTGTGAAGTTCTGAGCTTTCCTTGGCTGAAGGCTTGCCTACTGCGTGACAGATGGATGAAATTTGACGACGGCCAATTTCTTGAGCGACAGGGTTTTCAGCCGTTAGGTTAGCACGATCAAAGATAATGCGGCCTTTATATGCCCCTTCTAACACTTGGTTGGAAAAGCTCATATAAGTTCCGCTTCCAGTCTTTGTAGCTTTTAATTCGCTACCTGTCATCATGACCAGGTATTCACCTGCTGGTAGTGGTGCAAAGTCTGCTTGGGGTTCTACTTCTTCGGTATTAAAGCCAAATTGTGCCATGGTCGTATTCCTTATTTAGTTTGATTGGTTTGGATTGATTTATTTAATGAGTCTTGCATAGCGGCTGCAAAGTGCGACCAGTCCAACGGCAATTCAGCTGGAAGATGGTAGCGATTCTTTGCAGTGGCTCCAGGTCTGGGTTGAGTTGTGATAATCCGTTGACCCGTGGTGACAGCAAGTTGTCTGGCTTCGCCTTTTTTGACATCGGCTTTTTTTGCTGAAGCATCATTAGCTAAAATAGTTTTTATCTGAGCCTTTAAAATGACATCGGTGTACTCTTTCGCAATGGCTGCAGCACGCTTATGAAGCTTAATTTCTGAGCTTTGATAAGCCGGTAACTCAGGATCTTCTATAGTGATAATTTGTTGATGAGCCGTCATGATAATAGTCATGTTTTTTTCATCACGCAGCGCATTAATACCGGTAAAGAATTGACGCCAGACATAATCTGCAGCAATGTAGCCTTTGCCGTACCCAGCCGTTTCAATGTCTGCCCAGTTATTTAAACGACAGGCGTAATCCCATACTAAAGGCTCTAGCCAATCGAGTGAGTCAATCACTAGCGTGTTAAATTCGTGATCTTCTGAGTAGAGGGAGCCAATGGCTTCCATAATTTCTTCAAAACTGGTGGCGATCGGAAAGGCAGGAACTTGAATGTCACCTAAACCGTCCTCTGTTTGAATAACTACGACACCCGGTCTAACAGCACCCGGTGGCGAATCAACGGCTAAAGGCGCATGTTCACAGATTGCAAAGGTGTTTTTTCCAATGCCTTCAGCGCCATAAATCAAGATTCTGGGTGGTTTTCGTGAACTGGTTTTTAAGCTTGCGAGTGAAATAGCCATTACTCTGCTCCAAATGTTTCTTCGGTTAATAGGTGGGTTGAGGGTACTGATTTTAGGTTAGGTTTCATGGTCGTTTTATGAGTAAATGGTTTGGTTTGGGTTATTCGTTTCCGTCTTGATCGACCAGGCTAAAGCATGAAACAGGTGCGTTATGAGCTTCTACGCGGTTGTAGACGACGGCCCCGAATATCACGACGGCTAGTAATACAATCGCGGCTATCTTGCCGTTTTTTAAATCAATATCTTGATTGTCTTTAGCCCAGTTTGGATTTTGTTCATCCAGGGATTGTAGTTTTTGGCGGTAGTCCTTTATTGTTGTCATTAGGTTTCTCCAATTAGTTAAATGGGTTTAATAAGCGGCCACTTATACGGCTAGTCACTGGCATTAATAGTTGAGTGCTAATAAAGGTTCGGCCCAGTGACTATGCGTATAAATGCTTGTCTTCCCAAGCGGCCAAATCAGTTAACGCTACGCTGATGGATCAAGTCAGCTAATACAGCCCGTAATCTGAAATCACGAGAGAGGACGCTCGCAGGAGACACGTTTTTTTACGCCTGTATTCCGAGTTCTTATTAATCCCCAGAACATCGTTTCGGGTATCTTTCACCAACAAACTTGACCAGTTTGTTTTTAAATAACACTCCAAGAATGCTATTTAAAAAGCCCCCGTCGAAACGGGGGGGGTAGGTTTAACCCTTTAGTGGTTATTTGTAAGCGGTGCTTTGCTGTTGAATATATTAAAGCACAACTTGTAATTAACTACAAGCAAAACTTGTAATTATTTTCACCAGGCACAAAAAAACCGCTATCAAGCGGCTTGGTATTTATAAATATACAACGAAGCGATCCAATATTATTTATTCCTCGCAAGTGAAATCTATTGGCATCTAAGTCAATTTCACGAATTTGCCCAGTAAAATTGCCTTTTTTAGGTGACAATAGTTCGGGTGATTTAAGCGCCTCTCTGATTACAACCCTTTCACGTTGAGACAATCCAATGGTGGTATAGGCATTAGATACGGTTATTTGTAATATTTTTCATAAGTTCATATAACTCAATTTAACGTAACACCGACCACCAGAACACGCGCCCAATGATCTTTATTTTTGCCGCGTCATCGACTGAATAAAGTTCGTCTGGCCAATCGTCACTATTAAAACTTCTTAGCCTGATAACGCCACCCGGCATCCTGTAAACCATCTTTACGCGCAAGTCACCATCATGATCCAGGGCGTATATCTCGCCGTTCACAATCTCTTTTTTACTGGCATCAATTCCTATGGTTGTACCGTTGGGTATAACAGGCTCCATCGAGTTACCTGATACGGTCACGCAAGCGGCTTTGGTCGGATCAACGTTTTTACTTCTTAGGGTAGCTTTAGAGAATCTTAACTTTCGTCCGTGGTTTTCAATAACTTGATTCCTACCACTACCGGCTGCGATCTCGACTTCACGAAAAAAGGGCAGCGCTACTTCATCATCCCTCAAGGGTGTGTCATCGTCCCACAGGTCAAATCCGCCTAGGATGTAGTTGGACTTAATCGTCCCTTGGGTGCTTGAGGATGATGGGGCAGTGCTTGTGAGTTGAGTAGGGTGTTTTTCGCCTTCGCCTGATACTAACCACCCCACACTTACATTAAGAGCCTTTGATAAATGTTCAAGGCGCTTTCCTTTTGGCGATGTCTTTCCATTTATCCACTGTTGAACAGCTTGCGGAGTAACTTTCATTATCTCTGACAAGGTTGTTTGGTTTAGATGCTGATTAAGCATCGCTGATTCAATTCTGTTTCCCATATTCATAACTCCCACTCTACAAAAAAAACTTGTAAAAATAAAACAAGATGCACTTGTTAATTTAAAGTAGTTCTTGTAATATTGACGACATGAAAAATACCGGGCTACATAAAGCTATAAAAATCGCTGGCAATCAGTCTGAACTAGCTAGGAGGTTAGGCGTGTCTCCTCAGTTAGTTCAATATTGGTCTGCTAATAAACTCCCCTCAAAATGGGTTGCGTCTATACACCAAGAAACCGGCGTCCCATTGGCTGAATTATTGCCGCCTCCAATTAATTTGAATCACCAATAACCCATGCCAAACGACACCGAGCTTAAAACCAAAGCCGAAGAACAAGTACATGACTATTTTCTTGTTAATGCTCTGAATAAAGCCCGTCTCGCTTTCTGTGTAAGTCACGGGTGCCTTACAACAGACAGACCTGATTTGGTTTCTGTTGATCCAGAAGTGTTTTGGACGCTGGATCACAGTAAAGAAATTAAGGCTATTGATGAGGCATTGGCATTGCTTAGCAGTGGTAATTTTAGCCACTACTTTGGCTTTTTAGGCCCTCAACTCCGAGCATTAATGTCACGGCATATAGTGAACCCCGACGCGCTTCGAAAACTCGATGAGAAACAAAAAAGGAGCCGTATGGGTGTGTTATATCGTCTATATGGACTATATCCCCTGTATTGGGTAATGCGCCTGCTAGGAATGAGATCGTTATATTTTCGTATTCATAGGCGCTTATATATGGCCTTGCATCATGGAGAAAGCCTATTTTGGCGGTGATGTTAGTCATGGTTTTACCCTTGTGTTAGTTGAAAGATGTGAGAGTTTCGATTCTAGCACAGGGGTTCCTTTTTTATTTTTAACTAATTGATGATATGAGCCAACTAGATAAACGGGATTTTAGGGAGGAAACATCTTTAAACGCTTCTGAAGAGGCGCTTTTGATGATGTTGGCAGGTCGTTATGGCGTCTCTAAGTCAGGGATGCTAAGAGTCTGCCTTCACATCGTTGGTGATGATGTTATTAGAAAGGACCGGTTAAGTGATACAGGCAGACTTACGGAAGAATGACGGAAGTTTGTTGCCGCTATTATTACTGATAGCTTTATAAGTTCTAACAATCAACCAAGGAACATTATGTCTGACCCTACTTTATTTCATGCTAAAGCTAAAGAAGCGGGTAACCGTTTAAGTGCTTATGTCATGAATTACGCCTCCGCTGCGTCCGGTTTATTTTTCTGGGCGCTGGTTCAGGATTCTGCACTGAATTTTAATCTTTCAATGAAGATTACGGTACTTGCGGCTTTAGTGCTTTATGTGGCCACTGTCGCAGTTCGATTATTAGAACTGCACATTGATGCCAAGCGCTTCTATGCTGGCGCCAAGGAGCTTGAAAAAGCCGAAGCATTGCAGTCCTGGGGAGTCTATCAAGCTTATGGCGTCTTACGTCTTCGTTTGATTTATCTCTCTTACTGTCTGCTTTCATTAGCCACGCTCTTTGCTTTACTGTTTATGCTGCTCAGACTTATTTAAAAGTTTTACGTTGGACCACTCATAGCTGAGGGGTAATTGCCTCAGCTTTTTTTAATAAAACTACTATAAAAATGATGACTATTTTAAAAAACCAACGAAACCTAAATTATGAATCCTAGCATTCAGGCCTATATCGACTTAAAAGTTTATATATTCCCGTGTTATTGGGTTATTGATACGGATAAAGGCCGTGCCTGTGCGTGTGGTGTGGAAGGTTGCAAGTCACCCGGAAAACATCCCATCAAGGAGCTGGTACCGAATGGACACAAAGACGCGTCCAATGATGCCGACCTGATTACAACGTGGTGGTCGACTTACCCTAAAGCCAATGTGGCGTTATCACTGGCTGAATCGGGTTTAGTCGTTATTGACATCGATCCACGCAACGGCGGCAACGGTACGTTTGATGATCTGGAAGCCAAGCATGGAAAAATTGCTTCAGACGTTGAACAATTAACCGGCGGCGGTGGCCGTCATATTGTTTATATCGCTAATCATGATTCAAAGTTCCCGGGTAAATTAGGCCCGGGTGTCGATGTTAAACATCAGGGCTATATCATGGTCTGGCCGTCTAATCATATCTTAGGTGATTACGAATGGGAGGCGTCCAGTGATTTAACCGAGGGGATGATTCCATCACTCGCCCCCAGTTGGTTAGCTTTGCCTTCTGGCGACGAATACAACACCGATATAAAGCCCGCTTTACCTGGCTTGGGCTTAGCCACTTTATTAGAGGCCGAAATAGACGAGATTAAATCAGCTCTTCTTTTTATCCCAAATAGCGAACGTGACGACTGGCTGCATGTGGGCATGGCGCTCCACTCCATTGATAGTGGTAGAGATGGCTTTCAGCTTTGGGAGGATTGGTCTAGCAGCTGCTCAAAGTTCGACGCGCAAGATCAGGCACGGGTTTGGTTCAGCTTTCACGGCAAAGCGACTCAACTTAATAAGCAAAGCATTTTTCATATAGCCGCTGAAAACGGCTGGATTAATCCACTTAAAAAGGTGGTATCAGACGAGGTTAAAGCGGTTTCTGAAAAAGTATTACTAACCCTCGTTAATAATACTAATCCATCAATCGATGAATCCTCTATTGCCAAGCCTGAAATTACCCTTGATTTACCCTTTCCGGTCGGAGGACTAGAGGAGGTAGCTCAGCTCATTGGGACATCCAGTTATGTGAATTACCCGGATGCGTCCCGTTTGGCCGCTGTCCAATTAGCGTGTTTGTCCGCGTCAAGGCGCTATGTGGGCGACAATGGCGAGGGCTGCCATGTTTACTTCGGGTTATCGTCGGTATCGGTGGGCATGATTCGTTATACCGTCAATGCACTTCAGACGATCTTAACGGATGCGGGAATGCGTCAACTCTTTAGTAGCTCGCGCAAGTCAACCGCTGGCATCATCCATGATCATCTAATCAGACGACCTGTCCATTTATATTGTGTGGAAGATTTTGGCAAGATGCTGCAGCAATCTAAGAAACAGTTTGGCAACGGCAGCATGGAACATGCTCTGGATACGCTAGGCTCCATTTACAGTAAATCCATTCTTCAGATCGATCAGGACGACATCACCACCAAGGGTAACAACTCAGAGACTAAAGTGGTTTATCAGCCCGCTTTATCGATGCTGGGACTGGTTTCTCAAGATCAACTGTCACAGCTTACGCGATCTTCTGAGATCGGGAGCGGGTTGATGGTTAATATGCTGGTGGCCATTGTCGATGAAAACAAAGCCATTACTCATGACGACGTTAAACAAATCAATATCCCTGAGTGGTTAATACATCAACTAGCTACGATGAGGGGTTTCCATCCAGTAGATCGTAAGGCAGACAAATCCTTTGACTTTTCAAATGATCGAGGCGACTTCCAACCAACAGAACAAATTATTGTCCCCATGCCTAGCGCAAAAATGTATGACGCTAAAATTATGGTGCTCGCTGGAAAGCAGAAAAATCTTATACCCATGCTTCACGGCGCTCGCGTCACTATGCGAAGAATATCCATTGCATTAGCCGCGTGGAATAACCCAACCGCTCCCGTCGTCACTGATGACATTATGGCCTGGTCATCTGATTTTGTTTATACCCACGCAAAACGCTTTGTGGATGAGTTTGGTGTCTCTGAGACGGATGATGACGGCAAGCTCTCCATGTATCAGAAAGTTTTAAAAATCATCATTGATAAAGGCATCGATGGCGCAACTAAAGACGACATGCGGTATTGCAGACAATTTAAAGTGACGCCGCCCGATGCTAAAAGAGCATTGCTTGAACTAATGGAAGATAACGAAGATGTACAGTTTACAAAGATCGGCACTAAAAAAAGATATATAGCCACCCGGTTTATCACAAGTCCGGGCAAAACATCTCAACTCCGGGCAACTCCGGGCAAAAAAAATGCACCTTTGCCCGGAGTTGATTCCAGCAAATTAGCCGCTTCGGAGTCTACTCCGGGCGGGCGGGCAGGAATTGACTACTAAAATAAAAGTTCATGTATAGCGCCCGCCCGCCCGGAGTTGCTCTAGGCCACGAATTTAAATGCTTTAACTCCGGGCAAACTCCGGGCAGGCGCCCGAAATTGAGAAAAACGCCCGGAGTTGTAAATTTTAAGCAAAAAAAAGCCCCACTTAGAAGCCATCTAAGCAGGGCTCAACCACCAACCAACTAAATAGGAGTTGAATCATGGCAGAGCAAAATATAACACAAGATACTTGTGAAAAATGTAAATTTTGGCTTAGGCAAGATGAGCAAAACAATAAATTTAATGAACCTTATGGAGAATGCCGACGAAACCCACCTGTACTTTTTAGATACTCTGACTCTAATAAAACAGATGATTCAATATTAGACATCATTGCTGAATATACTCATTTCCCCGTTACATTCTTTGATTGCTATTGCGGGGAATTTAAACATTTTTTGGAGTTATTAAAATGAGCGCCGTCTTAAAGTTAGAACCAAAAAAACCTGAGATCATTCTCAACGATCAACAAGAGGCCGCTATTAGTGCTTTGGTTGAATTTATTTCTGAAGAGTTAGGCGATACTTTTACGATTAAAGGTTACGCCGGTACCGGTAAAAGCACGTCGATTCAGGTTTTGCTTGAACGTCTTAAAGCTGAAGGTATTCAGAAGAAAATAATCTTTACGGCACCCACACACAAAGCCGTCAAAGTTTTACGGCGCATGGCTTTTGAAAAAGGCATTGATGATGTGGCGTTCTCGACGATTCATTCATTGCTTGGCTTAAAGGTTAAACAGGTTGGCGATAAACAAACGCTTGAGCCGTTAAAACAAGTTAGAAAAAACGACCCCCTGCGTGAGGTGCAAATTGTCGTTGTTGATGAGTGCTCTATGATCGGTGAGGACCTTTACAAGCACATTAAGAACTCGCTCAAGTTTTATGACATACAGTACATCTTTATGGGTGATCCGGTTCAATTACCACCCGTCGGTGAAAAAGAAAGCCCTACCTTTGAATCGACCGAATTTAGAGCCTTATTAACCAAGGTCATGAGGCAACGGGAAGAAAACCCTGTACTGGGTGTTTGTACGGATATTAGAGAGGTATTTACCCGAGGCGATAGTCGATTGCCTCGCCTTATTCCTGGGATGGCTGACGATGGGTCTGTGGGCGTCAGTGTGATGCTGGGTAATCTGTTTACTGAGTGGATGCCTGTGGCTTTCTCACATGACAACTTTGATGGTAATCCAGATCGTTTTAGAGTTGTAGCGTGGCGAAACGATACGGTTGAGCGGATTAATAACATGATTCATAACATCCGTTATCCAAATTGTAACGAATGGCTTGCAGCCGGCGAACCGATCACGTTTGTAAAGCCTATGCAAAACTCATCGTTATTGAATCCAGTTTCAGGCGTAAAGATGGATGAAATTATTGTGCAGACTGATTTTGAAGGGCAAGTCATTGAGTGCACTCATTCAGTACATCCATCTTTTCCAGATATTAATGCCTGGTCTGTCACGGTAAAAATAGAGACCGGAGAACAACATACTTTTTATGCGTTGGATTCTATCGGCTCTCAAATTAGGGACGTCACAATGAAACAGATTGCTGCTCAAAATAGAGGTTATGACAAAGCCGGGCAAAAAGATCGAGTTAATTGGTGGCCTTATTACGAATTGCAGCAAGCTTTCGCAGCGATCAGACCCGCTTATTGCTTAACGGCTCATAAAAGCCAGGGCAGCACGTTTGAGAATGTTTTTGTTGATGTGATGGACATATGGGCCAATCCAAACAAATCCGAGGCTCTACAGTGTTTATATGTGGCTTGCTCAAGAGCCAGTCATCATCTAATCGTTAACGCCACGGGAGCTTAATGGTGAGTGCCCTTGAAGAAAAAATGCTTATTCAGATCAAAAACGCGGGTTTAAGTGAGCCTGAATCTGAATACCCTACCGGCTGGGGTAAAACACGTTTTGATTTTGCTTGGCCAGAAATAAAACTGGCTGTTGAAGTCGAGGGTGGCACATTTTCTCAGGGGCGACATTCTCGGGGCGCTGGCTATGCTAAGGACGTTAAAAAGTACAACTTGGCTACATTAGATGGCTGGTTAATTATTCGCGTTACAACCGATATGTTAACCAGTGGGGATGCTATCAAGTTTGTGTTGATGGCTTTTAAAAAGTTAGGGAATTAGCCATGATCGAATTTATTACTGCTTTCGTTTTAACAGTAGGTTTTTTATTTGTTTTATTTTTTGGGTGGTGGAGAATGAAGCTAGTCATTTGGTCGGTTTTTCTGTTAACGATGCCGGTTTGGTTAACTGCATTATTAATTCATGAGTGGTTTTTTAGTCATGAAAAACTTGATAATCGTGATTTAAATAACTATTTGAAAGGCAGAAAATGACCGAAGACGCCGCTTTATTTACCTCCGCGTACAATGCCTTAGTCTTTGCGTATAACTACAACGATGCAACCTATGGCCGTTCTATGATGAGCAAGATGGCGTCAAGTAGTGGCGATGGAAACGGCTTAGGTGGTTTAGATGGTGCTGCTCAAGCGGGTATCATTAAATCAAAAACAAGAGTATTGGGGCCATTTTTAGAGGCGGCATTGATCGTGAGGGTGGCTATTCGGTCAATGCCATGTCACTGCCTTAGTTCGTGCTGTAGCGGCCAAAAAATCAACAAAGAATGGCAATCGGCTATGTGGCTTTTGACCAATACGCTAGATCCTAAGATAACCTCAAAGATAACTCATTATTTACGGGTTGATTTTGTGATTAAGCATTACTTCCAGGATGTAACGTTCGTTGATCTTGAGAATGTCTATAAAATCAATCATCAAACCCTGAGTAAATACATGGCATCAATATCAAAAACGCTTAAGCAAAACGAACAAACCGCATGGGCGGCGATTACTGAGAGTCTGAAAGAGGCGGGGTTGATTTGAAAAACACTTATGTTGTATTAATTAGGGATAAAAAATAATTTCTTTACAATGTGGATTTTGCCTGCTAATTTATGGCCTAATTAGTTAGTCTTAGAGCTACGTCCGAAAGCCGCACATAAAAAACGCGGCTTTTTTTATGCCCAAAATAAAGTGATTTTATGCCAGATTTTGAAGATATTCACGAACGCCGTTTCTCAGATATAAGCGCACTCACCGATGAAGAAATAATCGAAATGCGTCGATTAATACGGATGAGTCAATCAGCCAGATTGTTATGGAGCATCATAGTCGGTTTGATGGGCGTTATTGGGTCCGCGTACGCAATCGCTGATTACTTTTTTAAAAAATAACTCGCCCCTTGAGCGGTTTTTTTATGCCTGGAGCAAACAAATGCCAAAAGTCGTTTTAACCTCAAACATCATAACCGCTGATACGATTGCAAGTGTCAACGAACCCGTTACCATCAGTGCTCAAACAGCGGGGGGTCTTACCGTAACCGTGCCAGCGTCTACAGTCCCGGGTGATACTATTTTGCTTAATGCAGACGGCACGGCGCCCACTCATTTTGTGGAGGGCACCAATCTTTTTTCGTCGTCCGAAGCGGCTAACGCGCTTACCGTGGTGGGCTAAGTTAATGACTCTTATCAGCGGTATTCCAGCTGGTTATCATTCTGTTACAGATGCTGATGGCAACATCTCAATCGTGGCAGACCCCGAAAAAACTAATCAAGTTGCTAAATTAGTAAGCATAAGCGCAAGCTGGTTGTCTGCGAGATCAAAAGAAACCAATACGCATCTGGGAGGCGCTGTTCTTGGCGCTTCTTATACATCTATTTCGGATAATGCCAGGGCCGCTTTGGCTGCGTATTTTGCCAATGATTATACTGGATGTGTTACCCATGCCATCCCTGCATTGCTAGCTATTGCCGGATCATTGGCCGCTATCATTAAACCTGAGCCTATCAGTCAATAAAATGAAATTAACATGCAAAGGGTGTCGGTTCGTGAAGCTGACACAAAAGCATTGTGAGCGAAAAACAAACATAAGATGTTCTGATTTTATGCCGATTGAAAGTAAGTATATCAAGCCTAAGCCACCTGAGTTGTTGCCTTTACCTAAGGTTTGGTGATGTGTGGCAAAGAAGTTAACCCAAAAGCAATGGGATGCTATAAAAAAAAGGCTCGACAATAAAGAAAAAGCAGCTGATTTGGCGAAAGAATTTGGTGTAACACGCCAAGCCATTTCTAACCGCTTTCGTTTACAAAACAAGGCTATTAAATCGGTTGCTAATCAAATAGTTGAAGCAGAAACATCTATAAGATCAAGTTTACAAAAGCTTCCTCCGAATTTACAAATTGAAGCGGTTAATTTGGCTAACGAACTAATGAGTATCAGTACTCATTTAGCATCGGGTGCAAAGTATGGGGCGATGACTTTTCACCGACTAGCGGGTATTGCAAATCAACACGCTCAAACCCTGGACGATAAAGAACCGGATATAAAAGTTTTGGCCACAATTGGTGCATTAACAAAAATAGCCAATGAAAACGCAACGACAGGTTTAAATCTGCTCAACGCTAACAAGGACACCATCAAGGAAGCGAACGGTAACACCGATTTACAACCGCTCACTTTTGAAGAGTTCAAGAAATTACAATATGGCGAAGCTGACAAACGAGGCGCTGTATAGTTTTTGGGATGCTCCAGCACGTAACAGAATTTTATATGGAGGTCGTTCAAGTTCTAAAAGTTGGGACGCGGCTGCAAGGGCAATATTAATTGCTAGTCGTTGTAAGGTCCGTGTACTCTGCGTAAGACAGTTTCAAAATAAAATTGAAGAGTCGGTTTATACGCTGCTTAAAATCCAGATTGAACGCTTTGGATTGCAAAATAAATTCAGGGTTCTTGATAACAAAATCATTTGCAAGGCGACCGGATCTGAATTTCTGTTTTATGGACTTTGGCGACATATTGGTGAAATAAAATCAATAGAATCGATTGATATCTTATGGAGCGAGGAAAGCCACTTACTCAGTAAAGAACAGTGGGAAATTTTAGAACCTACCATCAGAAAAGAATCATCTGAATGCTGGTTTATCTTTAATCCACAATTAAGCACTGATTTTGTTTGGCGTCGATTTGTAATTAATCCGCCACCTGATACGATTGTCAGGCACATTAATTACACTGAAAACCCGTTTTTATCATCAACGATGCTTCGTATTATCGAAGCGGCAAAAGCAGAAAGCGAAGAAGATTACAACCACATTTATTTAGGTCATCCCCGTGATGATGATGACGAGTCGGTTATCAAACGTAGTCACGTCATGGCCGCGATTGATGCTCATCTCAAGCTCGGTATAGAGATTCGCGGGAGTAAACGACTCGGGTTTGATATTGCAGACTCTGGCGAAGATGCCTGTGCAACAGTTGAAGCGCATGGTTCTCTTATGTGCGGCGCTGATCTTTGGAAAGCCAAAGAAGATGAACTGCTCAAGTCATGTACACGAGTTTGGACTGAAGCCAGTGAAAAAGGCCTTTCAATCGTTTATGACGCTATTGGTGTAGGCGCGTCAGCCGGTGCAAAATTTAATGAACTCAACGAATCATCGGGAAGAAAAGTACATCATGAGAAGTTCTTTGCGGGCGGTTCACCTTTAAAGCCGGATTTAAACTACGAACAGACCGGCATCAAAAACAAGGACTTTTTTTGTAATATAAAAGCCCAGGCGTGGTGGATTACTGCAGACCGCTTACGCAACACTTACAACGCGGTCAAGAATGGGCAAGTGTTTGATGATAGCGAGATGATTTTTATTGATAGTTCCTTGCCGAATATTAACCAACTGATCGACGAACTCTGCACACCTAAGCGCGATTTTGATCTAGCTGGGCGCGTGAAAGTTGAGTCTAAAAAGGACTTGGCCAAACGTGACATTCCATCCCCAAACTTAGCAGATGCCTTTATCATGGCTGCACTTTCTTTACCTGTTTCTAAAGGCTTTTTTGATGCTTAAATTTTTATTTGGAAAGCGAGAAAGTAAGGACGCACAAAAGCCAGAAGAACCACGACGCTCATTGTTTTCAACACATGCGAACGATGATCCCGTTGAAAGTAAAAAGATAAACGGTCAAAAAGTGCTTAACGCATTTATAGAGCGTTTAGAAAGGGATAGGCCAGTACCTGAAATTAACGGCGCAATGGATGGCGCTGAATATGGAGATAGTGCGATAAGTGTTAAGGCTTATGGCTCTATGGCATCCGCTCCAATCAACGAATATTTGTTGATGTGGTATGTCAGTCAGTCGTTTATCGGTCATCAAATGGCCGCGATAATCGCACAGCACTGGCTCATCAACAAGGCCTGCTTAATGCCTGCTCGTGACGCAATCCGTCAGGGATACACGCTCACCGGTGGAGACGGTGAGGATTTAGACGCTGCACTACTTAAAAAAATATCGAATCTTGACAAGAAATTCGGTCTAAAAAGAAACATGCTTGAATGGCTGCACATGGGCCGTGTGTTTGGCGTTCGTATTGCCTTCTTTAAAGTCGACAGTGACGACCCAGATTATTATGAAAAACCGTTTAACATCGATGGCATAAAAAAGAACAGCTATAAAGGGATTGTTCAGGTTGATCCATACTGGACCGCACCACAAATCGACGGGGCTTCATCTTCTGACCCAAGCTCAATGTACTTTTATGAGCCCACCTGGTGGTTGATCAACGGCAAACGCTATCACCGATCACACCTGATTATTTTTAGAAATAGTCATTTAGCAGATATTCTTAAACCATCCTATTTATATGGCGGCGTTCCTGTTCCTCAGCAAATTATGGAGCGGGTTTATGCTGCAGAACGTACGGCCAACGAAGGCCCTCAACTGGCAATGTCCAAACGGACAACGGTTTTTAGTACTAATCTAGCTCAAGCCTTCGCAAACAAGGACAAGTTTGACGAAAGAATGTCCGAATGGGTAGCGTACCGTGACAACCAACAAATCAAGATAGCCGATAAAGAAGCCGATTTAGTACAGCAATTTGACACATCACTTGCAGATCTCGATAGTGTCATCATGACGCAATACCAAATCGTTGCAGCTGCAGCGGGTGTTCCAGCGACAAAGCTACTGGGTACAACACCCAAAGGCTTTAATGCCACAGGTGAATATGAAGAATCTAGTTATCATGAAGAGTTAGAAAGCCTTCAAGAACACGACTTAACACCTTTTGCAGAGCGCCATCATCAATTGCTGGCTAAAAGTTACTTGGGTGATGGTGTTGTAATCCAGCTCAACTGGAACCCACTCGACAGCCCAACAGCGCTTGAATACTCAACCATCAATCTTAACAACGCTCAGGCAGGCGCAGCATTAATCAATGTAGGCGCTATTGATGGCATGGACGAACAAGAGCGGTTAATCAACGATAAAAATAGCGGTTATGCGGGGTTAAAAAAGCACGATATTGAAATGCCTGAAGATGATGAAGAGCAGTGGCAAAATTAAAAATAGCCCCGCGCAAACGCTTTAAACCGATACTAAAAGGAACACCGCTACGAGTTTCGGTATCTATCGAAAAGCGTTATGCGGCTGCAATCTGTAAAGCCATTGATGTGATGGCACAGGATACTGAGCAAGCCATTAAAGAGCTATTCGAGGCCGATAATTACGCGGGCGATTACTCAATGGATGCCAACATAGGCAGCCAGGCGCGTATTTTATTTAATGGACTATCAAAACGCTTTGATGCCATGTTTGCCAAGATCGCTAATCCAATCAGTGAGGCGATGATTGACCAGGTAGATAACAACAGCGCAGCAACGCTTAAAAACTCGTTATGCTCTATCGCTGGCCACATGCAGTTTGACACCAAGATTTTAACGGGTGAACTCAACGAGGTCATGACAGCGGCCACCACAGAAAGCGCACTTTTAATCAAGCGCGTGAGTGCCAAATATCTTGATCAGATAGCCGGTGAAGTGTTGCGATCTATTCAAAGCGGTAACGGCTTAGCAGATTTACAGCCTGAACTAACAAAGTACAAAGTCCAGACTAAAAACTGGGCTCGGAATGTCGCAAAAGACCAGACGAATAAAGCTTATTCTGGATTGAACGCTGGCAGGATGCAGGCCCTAGGTGTAGATAAATATAAATGGGTGCATAGCCATGGTGGCCAACATCCCAATCTATATCATTTGAATGAACTAGACGGGAAAATCTGTTCTCTCAGCAATCCACCGATCATAGACAAAAAGACCGGGACACGCGGAAAGCCTGGAGACTGGTTTTATTGCTCTTGTACTATGACGCCGGTAGTAACATTCGATGACGACGAAGATTAAAACCTAACAAAACTAAAACAAGACCGGACTCTGAGCCGGTTTTTTTATGCCTACAAAAAACAAAACCCCCGGCAGCTACCAACTGACGAGGGTTTTTAACTCAATCCTTAATATAGATAAGGAAGAATATTAATGCAGTTTAAAGTAAATAATGGAGCTGTCAAGATGCTCGAACTAATCGATAAATCAAAAAGCTTGGTGTGGAAAATAACGCTATCAGCCGTAATAGTTATATCGGCATGGAAGTTACCTGAGATTATTATAGCTATACACCTATTGAAAGTTTAATGTTATGACCGCACGCATCACCGACAGCAACGGCTTTTGGGAAGTCAGCGACAACCCGCTTTCAAAAGTGGGCGTCTTTGATTATCTGGGCAAGTCAATCAGTAAAGACTTAGAGCCAGACACGTTTTACAAGGTTTATCGCCCTGAAAGCGAATTATCCAGTCAAGAATGTATCGACAGCTTTAAGTTGATACCTTGGACGAATGATCACCCTAACCGATTACTGGGGGATCCTGAAAATGGCGGAGTAGCCCCTGAAGATAAAGGCGTAGGCGGTGTGATCGGGGAGCGCGTCTATTACGACAAAGATTCTAAAATGCTGAAAGGCAATATCAAGGTTTTTTCACAAGCTCACGCCGATGCAGTAGCCGACGGCAAAGAGGAATTATCGGCAGGCTACCGCTGCAAGTGGGAGCAATCCTCCGGCGAGTATAACGGCATTAAATACGATTTCATCCAGCGCGATATACGCGGCAATCATCTAGCCTCGGTTGATGATGGCCGGTGTGGTTCTGACGTGTCTGTGATGGACTCACTCAACTTTTCAATCGACTCCAAGGAGTTTAAGCCCGTGGCTAAAATCACAAAACCGAACAAAATTACAAAATTAATGTTGCAGCTTAATAAGGTTGCAATGGATGCAGAAGAGGCAGCAAAAGAGCCTGAAGAAAAGTCTGAAATGGCAGTCCTTCAGGAATTGCTTAAAAAGGTAACCCCTTTGATGCAACAACTATCAGAACTTAACTCGGTAATAGGCTCAAAAGAGCTGGCTGTTGCTGATGATGACGAAACCGAAGAAGTGGGCGACGAGGACGACAAAACAGAATCTGACGAAGATGACGATAGCGTCAAAAAAGACACGGCTCTCGATGACGAAGAAAAAGACACTGACGGAGATTCAAAAGCGATGGACTCTAAAGAAATAGCCAAATTAATAAAGCGCGAAGTGGCTAAAGCATTGGCCACAAAAGGTGATGCAATGGACGCGAAAAGCTTCTTAAAAGAAGTGGGACAACGTGACGCCTTGGCTTCAAAACTCTCTCATTTTGTCGGCGTGTTCGATCATTCAGAAATGACCCATGAAGAAGTAGCCAAGTACGGCCTTAAAAAGCTGGGTATTCAAGCTCCTAAAGGTCAAGAGTTCGCCACCATCAACGGCTATTTACACAATAGAACCGTCCCAACTAAACGCGCTGTATCGAGTGTTATGGATAACTCAGATGATAAGCCAAATTTTATTCAACGCCATTTAGGAGCTAAATAATGCCATTTCAATCCACAGTTCGCTATGACTTCGGTTTTGGCATCCCAGGCGAACAACATTACGACTCACAAACCTCACGGGCGCAAGCGGGTTTAATCAACTCAGCATCTGCCGCTTATAACATCGTTGGCGCTACTGCATTTACCCAGTCTAACCAGGGCGGTACAGTTGCAGCGGGGGGAACTAACCCCTTCTTCGGTATTTTATGTAACCCAAAAGTTTATCTTGGTGTGGGCACGACTTCAGGCGGTCCATTAGCGCCGACTCTGACATTACCCAATAACGTTGAAGCTGAATTTTTAACAATGGGTTATTTGTGCATCTCTGTCCCAGCGGCGTGCAATATCGGCGACGTAGTGACTTACAACACCACTACGGGCGCGTTGGCAACAATGCCACCCATAACCTCATTCACCGGTTCAATCGCAGTAACAACCGGCGTTTTGACCGTTTCAGCAGTAACCGCAGGCTCAACCATCGGCACCGGTCAACAGTTGACTGGTACCGGTGTTCCAGCAGGTACAATCATTACCGGATTCCTATCGGGAACAAATGGCGGTGTAGGTACTTACAGCACTAACATCACTACCGCTGTTTCAAGTACTGCTACGCTTTCAACTCCAAACATTGCGCCTTCAGGCTATGCGGTTGTACCTAACACGTACATTGATAAATTCCCGCAAACCGGTGCTGGTGTGGCTGTTGCCAGATTGACCAACTAAACAACCCTACTCTCGTAATTAAGCCCCTTAACTGGGGTTTTTTTATGCCTCAAATTGACTATAAGGCTTAAAAAATGGCTAAGAAAGTTTCAACAGTTCACTCGCACATTAGGGCGCGTCAGGTAGGTTCAATCACCATGACACCCACTGATGTGCGCGAATATGCGGCATTGTCCGGCATTGGTATTAATCTACCGGATCACATTATCGGCAAGATGATAGAAGGTCTTGGTATGGACGCCGGGGACGACGTATTGTTATCGCCTGCGCCACTCGCAAACTTAACATCGGGCGGCATCGTTACGCCGGTGCAGTTTTTACAAAATTGGTTACCTGGCTTCGTCCGCATCCTCACAGCAGCCCGTAAGATCGATGACTTAATAGGTATTAGCACAATCGGAAGCTGGGAAGATGAGCAGATTGTACAAGGCGTGTTAGAGCCTGTCGGTACAGCTCAACCCTATACCGATTATGGTACAGTGCCTTTAGCATCCTGGAACGTTAACTTTGTAACGCGTACTGTAGTCCGCTTTGAACAAGGCTTATTGGTTGGCTTATTAGAAGAAGCACGGGGCGCACGTATCCGAATCGCAACCGCTGCCGAAAAGCGCGGACAAGCTGCATTAGCATTAGAGATACAACGTAACCGGGTTGGGTTCTACGGATACAACGACGGTTCGGGCTTAACTTACGGCTTCTTGAATGATCCCAGCTTACCGGCTTATGTGACGGTTGCAACAGGTGTGGGCGGCTATTTATGGTCACAAAAAACCTTCCTTGAAATTACCTCTGATATTCGTACCGGTTTGGCTGCTTTGCAGACACAAAGTATGGACACAATCGACGTTCAAAAAGATGCGCTTACGCTTGCCGTCCCAATGTCTGTTTATCAATATCTGACTGTTACCGCGATTGGTACGGCTGGATCTGGATATAGCGTTAGAAGCTGGGTAAAAGATAATTATCCAAACTTGCGTATTGTTTCTGCGCCTGAATTAGTGGGCGCTAACGGCGGTGCAAATGCGGCTTATTTGCTCGCAGAATCGATTGACGACGGTGGCAGTGATGGCGGTGCAACGTTTGTTCAGGTTGTCCCAACCAAGTTTCAAGCATTAGGCGTTGAAAAACGGACTAAATCATACGTGGAGGATTATGCCAATGCGACAGCGGGCACAATGGTTAAACGTCCTTATGCAGTTTACCGTATGTCAGGTATATAATCATGGCTAAAACCTATCATGTCTTTTCAAAGTTATCTGCAGGCGTTGACTACACAGATTATATTCAAGGCGGTGGCGACCTGCCCACCAAGGGTGCGGTCGTGCATATTGCAGGCGGTGCTGGTGTGGCAAATAAAAACTTTATTACGCCAAACGGTACGCATACCGAAGTTACAGAAGCACAAATGGAAGTATTAAACCGGAACGGAATTTTTAAGCTGCACAGAGATAACGGTTACATTACCGTTGAAGTAAAAAAAGCTGATGTTGATAAGGTTGTCTCTAACATGACACCCGCTTCTGACAAGTCAGCACCGTTAACGCCTAACGATTTTGAAGGCGAAAACGGCGCCAAGCTACTCCAATTAAATGGCTAGTCATGCGGTTTTAAATCTGAGTTCGTTCAGGTCGTCTTTTACGGCCTTCGCGAACTCGGCTACTTACCCAGACGTGATGATTAACGCCTATTACGCTAATGCTGGCGCATATATCAGTCAAAATGATGCGTGCGGTGGGTTAAATGGCGCAACTTTAGATTTCGCCTTGCAATTGTTAACCGCTCATTTGCTGCAAAGCTTCTCAATGATTTCAGCGGGGCAAACTAACGTACTGGTATCTGCAACGTCCATCGATCAGGTTTCAGTTACATTGACCCCCCCGCCTGCAAAAACAGGCTGGGAATGGTGGCTTGCAACAACCCCCTATGGATTGCAACTTTGGGCGCTGCTTAATGTGCAATCTACCGGCGGCTGGTCTGTCGGTGGTCGCCCAGAAGTATGCGCATTTCGAAAAGTGGGTGGCAGCTTCTAATGGGAAGAGTTACACGTACCCGTAATGCAGCTTTTACCAGAGCTTTGGCCGATATCGATCAGCATCAATGTAAAGTAGGGTTCTTTGAGTCAGCACATTACCCAGATGGAACGCCAGTGGCAAATGTAGCGGCCATTCAGGAATACGGTACCGTAGCAGGTAATATTCCACCACGGCCTTTTATGCGCCCCACCATTGATCAACAAAAAGAAGCGTGGTCAGAACTGTTTAAAAAAGGCGCAAAGCTGATATTTAAAGGCCGATTAACCACGGTTCAGGTGCTCAATGGGCTTGGTATGGTCGCATCTGGAAACTGTCGGGAGACCATAGCCAGTATTACTGAGCCGGAGTTATCCGATAGAACCATTGAAGCACGTAGAGCCAAGATGACAAGAGGTGGAACATTATCTGTTAAACCCCTTGTAGACACACGCGTCATGATCACCCACTTAACCTATACCATCGATGATGATACCCGGGATTAACGTACTTTCGCTTGCGATGAGTGTAATAGGCTCAAAGCCAGTGACTTATTTTCAGTACCTTAGCCGGACGACAAATTCAGGGGGTATTGATGTTACAACCTATTACCCTGGCGTGTTGATCAATACAGGCAGCGTTCAGCCCATCAATATGAGCAAATACGAGCAATACGGCCTTGATTTCGAAAAGCAGTATATCAACTGGTTTGTACCCAACTTAAATGCCAATGACGTTGATAGGGATAAGAGTGGTGATGTCATAGAAACACTGGGTAAACGCTGGCAGTTGTGCGGGGGTAATGATTGGGGTGGCATTGATGGCTGGAAAGTCATGACAGCGGTTTATATTGGTCCTGCCACTGGGAATATAACCAATGCTTGAGTCAGCACTTTCGCAGCTTATTATTACAGCATTGTCAGCTGGGTTAACAGCCCGCTCATTAACAGCTCAAATAAAAAAGGACAATCAACCCAGACAGCAGGGCAATCCAACCAGTGCAACATTATTCTTTCGCCATATTGGCACAATCAATGTGGGTTGGCCTGAAAGAATAGATACGATCAATAAAACAACCGGCGGTTTAGATCACACTGAAACTCAGCGCAAAGAATCCAGATATCAAATAAGCGCATTAGCGCCGGCAAATTTAACGGACCCCACAGCACCTTTAACGGCTGATTATGTTAATGCAGCGGCCGCAATTATGCAGAGTGATGCAACAAGAGCGCTGTTATTAGCGGCCAACGTTGGCATACAAAAACCCGGCAATATTAATTTAACGTACTTTCTTGATGAAAAAGGACAGCATGAGTCTAATCCGACCTTTGATTTTATTTTGAGCCATCAAGACATATTTACTACTCAAGGGATGGTCATTAACGCCATTATCCCAAGCATTACTAATCGTGTTTAGAACAACCAAAAAACCAGATTAGTAAGCAAAAACAACAAGCCCGTTAATTCGGGTTTTTTTATCCCTAAAATCTAGGAAAAAAAATGCCTATACCTATCCAGAAATACGTCAATATCACCTCCGGTGTAGGCGGTGCAGCCGTTGTTCCAACAAGAATGTTTATCGGGAACATATTTACACCCAATTCAATGGTTGATCCATTGGCGCCATTAGTTTTTGCCAATGCACAGGCCGTAGGCGCTTATTTTGGGACAACATCAGAAGAATATTTGCGTGCAGTTCAATATTTTAGCTATGTGTCGCCTAGCATCCGCACCCCGCAAAACATCATGTTTTCGCGGTATTGTAATGCCGCGTCACCCTGCTCAATTTTTGGGGGTACGTCTGCGTTTGTCTTGGCTACACTGCAAGCGATTACAGCCGGAACGATCACCTTTAACTTTAACGGGACTTCGGTTACAGTAACAGGCATCAACCTGTCTACAGCAACAAGCATGACAACGGTTGCATCGGTGTTACAAACCGCTTTACGTTTAAACGCTTCCCCATTCTTAACGACCTGTACAGTGACTTACAACGCAGTCACAAGCTCTTTCAACTTTGCAGCATCCAATACAGGCGTCGTTCAAGGCACTTTTTCACTGACGCCTGCAGGATCAGGGAATACCGATTTAGCGACAAACCTGCTATGGACACCTGCACTATATATTGCAATTACTAGCTCATCCCCTATTGTTACGCCTCTACAAGCGTTTACAAATATGGTAGCTATCTCAAACAATTTTGGTTCGTTTGTCTTTACAACCTCATCAGCCATCACCTTGGCTCAAGTTCAAGCGCTCGCAGCTTATAACGCTACGCTTAATGTGATGTTTCAATTTAATGTTGCGGTTACCGATTCAACGTATGTGTCTTGGAGTGCTGCATTAATTGCCACGCCTGGCGTTGGTTTGACGTATCAAACAGCTGCATTGCTGGCCCTTGGCACGCAATTCCCTGAAATGATACCGATGTCAATTCAAGCCGCGATTGATTACACGCAGCGCAATGGCATTCAAAACTTTATGTATAAGTCGATGCCGGGTATCACTCCCAGCGTCTCAACATCAGCACAACAACAGTTGCTAGATGCTGCCAGGGTTAATTATGTAGGCTCTACTCAAACAGCAGGGCAGACCATCAGCTTTTATCAAAATGGTGTTATGTGTGGTTTAGCAACATCACCTCAAGCCATGAACATTTTTGCCAATGAGCAATGGTTTAAAGATTACGTGGGCGCTGCCTTGTTAAACCTACAACTTGCGCTGCCTCAAGTGAGTGCGAACGCGGGCGGTGTAGGTCAGATTATGGCGACCTTGCAGGGCGCTATTACCCAAGCGCTATTTAATGGCACGATCAGCGTAGGTAAAACATTAACCACACTCCAACAAATCTACATCACTCAAATTTCAGGCGACAACAATGTCTGGATTCAAGTGCAGAATATTGGCTTTTGGATAAGCTGCTCAATCACCTCGTCTGTTGATTCACTGAGCGGCTTGCCTATCTATACTGCAAATTACACGCTGATTTATAGCAAAAATGATGCAGTACGCTCAATTAACGGCTCACACGTCTTAATCTAAGGATTTAATCATGGCTAAAAATATAGGCGGTTTTGGTTTATCAATAACCATCATCGGTAGCATTACATTCCCTGTTGGATTCCCCATTACGCAGTTTGCCGATGATGCAGACCCGTTTGATGTGCCAAGTATTCAGCTTAAAGATAAAGCCATGGGGCTAAACGGTGACTTGGTGACTTGGGCAAAGGCGCACCCCATTAACATCACTATCAATGTTATTCCGGGTGGTGACGACGATGTTTTATTGGCGATACTTGCAGAAGCTAATAGAGTCGGTAAAGGTAAGTTATCTATTAATGACAAAATTTCAATGGTCGGAATTTATCCCGATGGCAAAACAATAATCAGCCTTTTAAACGGGGCGATAACCGATGCAATGCCTGGAACCACAGTATCTAACTCAGGCCGCTTTAAATCAAAAACGTATTCATTCACTTTTGAAAATAAGGCATAAACATGGCCTTACTTGAACCCAAAGAACACCCTATCGATTTGCCCGGTGGTGGCTCAAAAACATACATTGTCTCCAAGTTTCCCGCAGTCGCGGGACGTGAGATTGTGACGCAATACCCCGTTTCATCCATGCCTAAAGTGGGCGATTATCAAGTTAACGAAGCCTTAATGCTTAAGTTAATGTGCTATGTAGCCGTGCCGATGCCCACGGGTGATCCATTACCGCTTAATTCTAGAACACTGGTCGATAACCACGTCCCAGACTTTGAAACGCTAATGAAACTTGAATGGGCGGTACTCTCGTACAACTGCTCTTTTTTAGGGAACGGCGCGGCTGTAGGCTTCCTAGAGTCGCTGGCAGCGAAAGCCCAAGCATTGATTGTGAAAACGTTGACGGACTTCTCGCAACCATCATCAGCGAAAAGCAAGCGACGCTCCACGAACTAAAAACCATCTACACGCTTGAAGATGCTTTAAACATCTGGGAAGTCATAGCCGTTAAACGTGCCAATGAATATCTCGCAGCTAAACACGCCGAATCACAAAGGAAGTAAATGTCAGTATTAGAATCGTTCTTTTTCGTCTTTGATGCCGATGCCTCGCGCTTGCGTTCGGGTGTCGATTCGGCAACTCAATCATCAGACGGACTTGAAAGGAGCTTGCAAGCGGCTGATGGTACGGCTGAAAAACTGGGCAGTAACTTTAATGATATGGCGAAAGCAGCCTCTGGTGTGTTGGCCTCGGTGATTTCGTTGGTAGCCATCAAAAAGCTAACGCTTGACACCACCGACAACACCTATGCGGTTTATCAACAGGCTCATGCTATGGCCATGAATGTTGAAACGCTTTCGCAGTGGCAACAGGCAGTAGTGATGTCCGGTGGTACGGCGGAAGGACTGACATCAACGCTGGAAAATTTACAGCATAAATTTGTTGAAATGGCGCGTTATGGCGGTATTTCAAACGGCGATACCTTTATGTTCAAAGAGCTGGGTTTATCTGCCAAGCAAATGCATGACTCGATAAAAGACCCCACCATAGCATTGCGTCAATTAGCCGAAACAGTTGGAACATTAGGTCTAAATCGAACGCAGCTTAATTTTTTGGGAAAAATAGGCATTGATCAAGGCACGCTGAATTTAATCTCAGAGGGTAGACGTAAACTTGATGAGTTGATAGCCGAGCAAAAAGAATATGGATTTATCACGAAAGCCCAAGCAGCCGACACCATAAAGTATGAATTGGCTACAAAAAGGCTAGGAATCGCTTATGAATCATTAAGCCGTGATGTGACCAGCAAATTATTACCTACAATGACCTGGCTACAAGAAAAAGTCGAATCAATGATTTTATTCTTTCATAAAAATGAGCAGGTAGCTACGGCCTTCTTCACAGGCCTAGCAGTAGCTGCCGGATCTGCCCTGTTAATGGTTGCCGGTGCTGGAATCGTTGCGGCTGCCCCATTCCTGCTATTGGGCGCTGCTATTGCCTTGGTGATTGATGATTTTCAAGCCTACAGAAATGGTCAGGATTC